GCCCCCGAGGCGGACGAGGCCAGGCGGGCGGTCTAGCCGTCGTCTACCTCGGCGAAGTCGTGGGTGGCGATGGTGACGTTCACCTGGACGGGCGTGACGCCGGCGGCGACGGCCCTGCCGATCTTCCCCGAGGCGATCGGCTCGATGGTAACGACGAACCGGCCGGCGTGAACGTCGATATCCGGCGTGATCCCGTCGAGGGCCGGGCGGTTCTTGAACTCGTCGAGATTGTCGGTCGGTGTGATGAGGACCGAATCGATACCCAAGATCGCGAAGCGGTCGACGTTGCCGCCGCTGGAGTTCCTAACGGGTAGGATGTCGGTCCGGCGGACCGTCCGGCCGGGGGTGGCGGCCAGGTCGGCCTGGCGGCCCTGGTGGCCGCGGGCGGCGTCGACGAAGGCGTTGTAGGCGTCGGCCGGGATCCGAAGCGGCTCGCCCGGGCGAACTTTCTGGAACTGTCGGCCGCCCATTAACCCAGCCCCGAGAAGTCGCCGGGATGGTAGACCTGATGGACGTAGACGGCTCGCGGCACCTGGACCAACACATTGGCGCTGGTGTCCTCCTCCGATTCATAGAAGACCCAGAGATACTCCCACCCGCCCTTGGCAATGCCGGTAATCGATCCGACCGACAGGCCGGTGCGGTTGGGGCTGGCCGCGAAATTGTAGGTGTATTCGACCGCCCCGTCATCCCGCGGCTTGCCGAACGATGCCCCGCGAAACAGGCACTCGCCGGCGGCCAGCGTGATGATCTGGCCGGTAGTGGAGTCGATGGCCAGGAACGGGGCGTTATTGACCCTGCCGGTCAGGGCGAACAGCGTCGACCACGACGGCAGGGAGCCGCTGCTGAAAACCTTTGTTACGCTGAAGTTCCCCACCGGCACAATAATGTCGCAGCCCTCGACCGAATCGCCGTTGGCGCCGATGGCGCCGTCGTGATCGGGGGTGCCGCCGGGGTAGGCCGAAACGGCCAGACCTTGCGTAATGTGCTGGGTGCCGCCCATCGTATCGCCGCTGATGGATACGTCGCCGATGTCGGAGGGGGTGTACGAATAGCCGCTGGATCCGCCGGGCGAGTAGCGGGCCTCGCCGTGCCAGATGCAGCCGGTGGGGTTGGCCGTGTCGACGTGGACCGGCTCGATGATGCAGTCCGAGCGGCTCAGGCCCTTGTAGGTCGACGGGGCGGTGCCTTCCAGCAGGGTCATGACCACGGCGTCGTCGTCGGTTTCGCGGATGATGTAGAGCAGTTCGGCCCCGGCCGATGCTCCGCTAGTCCGCCGGCGGCTGGTGGGGCGTTCTTCGATCGTCGCCATGCGTTTTCAGTGCTCCCGTCTGGTCTATTATCCAAAGGTCGCGCCGCCCGTCTCGGCGTTGCGGAGAATATCCTTGGTGTGCCGTTCGATGGCCTCGGTTGCCTTGGCGGTGCGATCGGCGGCACTGGTCCCGACGCCCATGCGGTCGAGGGCCGCGGCGTTGAAGGTGCCGACGCCGTCGAGCTTGCTGTCGAGGGCGGCGAGGTTGGCCATCATGTCGCTGAACTTCACCCGACCGGGGCCATCGCCGCCGGCTCTACCGCCGCCGCCGGTGTCGACCTCGGCGAGGGCGTCCTTCCAGTCGGCCCGAGCGGTGGCGAGTGCCAGTTCGGCATCGTCCCAGCGGGCGTCGCCCTCTTTCTGGATTCGATCCAGGTTCGCCTGGTGCAACTGCTCGGCCAGCTCCATGGCCGTATCGTGCGTTTTACCGAGGGCGATCAGTTTCGCTCGCTTCTCACTCTGTATCTTCTCGCTGCCCCCGCCAAGCTTCTCCTTCGCATCCGCGAGTATCTTGGCGCCTTCCTCCACCGTTATGTTGCCCTTATGGATCCCCCGGATGACAGCCTCCTTGACCACCCACTCCCCCATGTCGGCCATAAGGGTTTTCATCCAGGCCGCGAACTCGGTCCAGATGCTCTTGAGGCCGACGACAAAATCCATCCAGGTCTTGGTGACTGCGTTGATCCCGATCTCGAAACCCGTCTGGATGCCAATCCACAGATCGTTAACCAGGTGCCTCAGGTCCGTGGTCCCTTCGACCCATTTCAGTTTGAGCGTGGCCCAGAGGACCTCGGCGGCCAGGCCGATGTCGCCGCGGGCGAGGGCCTTGCCGATGGCGTTGTAGGCGTCGGCCGCATCGTCGGCCAGGGTGCCGAACTTGCCGCCCAGCCACTTCAGGGCCCGGGCCCCGACGCTAGTGGCGTAGACCAGGTACCCGGCCAGGCCGACCAGCGCGACGGCGACCAGGCCGATCGGCGTCAGCATCGCCGCCAGGATCGAGCCGAGCAGCGCCATCGCCATCCCGGCGGTGGAGATGACCGTCCCGATGACGCCGAGGACCGCACCGAACCCGCTGATGACCGTGCCGGCGACGACCAGGGCGGCGCCGACGGCGAGGATGCCGGCGACGAGCTTCAGCGCCGAGACGATCATGCCGCGGTTCTCGCGGACCCACCGCCCCACGGCGACGGCCGCTTCGGTCAGGAAGCGAGCGACCTCGCTGAGCACCGGGGCCAGGGCCGCCCCGATGTGGAAGACTCCCATCTTGACCACCTTCCACATCCGATCCATTTCGTCGGTGAAGTCCTCGGCCGCCGCGGCGTCCTTGGCGGATATGGTCAGTCCCAGGTCGCGGGCCTGTTTCTGCAGGGCCTCGATCCCCGCGGCCCCCTGGGCGAACATCGGCAGTAGGTTCGTACCGGTCCGGCCGAACAGGCTCATGGCGATCGCGGCCTTCTTGGTCGGGTCCTCGACCTTGCTGATCTGCTCGGCGATCTTCTTGAACTGAGCTTCGGGACTCAGGCCGTCGAGATCCTTGAAGGTCAGATTAAGGTCTTTGAACGCATCGACCTGCGTCGAGAGTTCGCGACCGGCATCGTAGATGCTGCGTTGCATCTTCCGGAACGCGTTCTCGACGGTTTTGAACTCGGTCCCGGTCTGGCTGGCGGCGTAGCGCAGTTCGCTGAGCGTCTCGACGGCGACGCCGGTGCGCTTGGCCATCTTGGCGACCTCGTCGCCGACCGAACTGAACTGCTTGGCGGTGGCCAGCATCGCGGCGACCGCGGCGCCCGAGACCGCCGCCATCCGCATACCGATCGACCGGACCGAGGCCCCGAAGGCTTTGATCTTCCGTTCGGCCCGGCGCAGGCCGCGCACGAGTTTGCTGTCGTCGGCGAACAGTTCGACGAACGCCCGACCGGCCCGGATTCCCTTTGCCGATGGCATCAGTGATTACTCCGCAACGATCTCAGAGACCAGCAGCCTTGCGTCGACGGTGATCACACCCTCCATAGGGACGTTCACCGTGAAGTCCTGCAGGCAGCCGATCATTTCACCAGTATCTGCATTCTCCAAACGACACGGGAACCCGCGCATGGCCGCCTTATCGCGTTCCATGAGCGGGTCCCGCATGATGACGACCCTAAGACGTTTCAAGGGTAGGCCCCTCACGGATGACCTTGTCCTTGCGCCGGTTGTCCGCCAGGAGGCCACCAGCGGCGCCGAGCGTGAGCAGCTGCACGATCGCGCCCACGCCGGCGGCGGGGTTGACCGTGCCCTCGGCCGCAGCGACCCCCAGCGAGCCGACGGTCTCGATGATCGATGCCCGAAACTCGGCCTTTCGCTGCAGGTCGGCCTCGGCCGCTTCGACGGTGGTATTGTGGGCCTCGATGTCGGCGTTCAACGCGGTCGCCTCGGCGTCCAGGCCGGCACGTCGCTTGGCGAAATCCGACTCAGCGACGGCGACCTCGCGGGCCAGTTCATCGCCGGTGACCTTCTCGCCGGCGAGGAGGGTGCTGGCCGTAGTGACCTGGCAGCCCGGGACCGCAGCCGCCAGCAGCATGGCCAGGAGGATGCCGATCACGACGTAGCGGTTGTGGTCGACGAATGTCAGCGTGGAGTGCAGTCCATCTTTCATGGCGATTTTCCTGAAAAGTCCTTCTGGCCCTCAAGGGCCTCTCTCAATACCGACAGATCTTCTTTGTCGGCCACCCGCCGACGGTCGGCTCGGGCGTACGGGTCGAAGTCGGACGGCCTGAACGCCCGCGGCGTTCTCTTCGGGTCGCGGCTGGCGTTGGCCAGGATCGCGCAGATCAGCGAGGTATGCGACCATCGGTCGCGGCCGCGGCCCTCGCCCATCATCAGCAGTTGCCGCAACGTCAGGGGGCGGGGGTCGACTCCGACGGCCCCGGCGATTCGCCAGACGAGTTCCCACCGATCCGGGCGATCACGGCCTCTACGTCCACCGCGTCCACCTTCGCGGCCATCGCCTCGATCGCCGCCGTGATCATCGCCCGCTGCTTCGCGACCGCCTTGGCCCTGTCGGTGCGGCCGCGGGCGAGGAAAAAACCCTCGAGTTCCTCGTAGAACGCGTTTTGAGCCGCCAGCAGCGTCGCCCCGTCGAAGCTGTTGCGCAGGTCCTCGGCCGTGACCCTGTGCGTCTCGAACTGGGGGGCCAGCATCGCACACAGCACCTCGCCCAGGAGCATCTCATCGGTCCCCAGCCGCGTCAGCAGCGGTGGATCGCCGGCCTCAGGCTGGAGCAGGTCGACGCCAACGGCGTCCTTGACGGCCATGGCCGATCCGAGGTTCAGCGTGATCGACCAGGCGCGGCCGGTGTTGTCGGTAAACGTTTTCATCGGTATCGCGACTCCCTTGCTGTTTCCGCCACGGCGGATTAGACGTCCTGGAGGATGCCGATCTTGACCGTGGCCTCGCCGGCGGTGTCGCGGCAGGCGACAGTGACGTTGTCGACGGCCGCCCCGGTGATCGGCGTAGTCGAGCCCTGACCGGACTGCCATAACCAGGCCGAGCCGGCGTAGATATCGACGACGGTCAGGCGGGTGACGCCGCTGTAGAACGCGATCGTCGCGGCGCGGGTCGCGATAGCCGCGATGGCGACCAGGTCGTCGCCGTCGAAGGCCATCCTGAGATCGGTCTGAATCGCCAGGTCGATCGCGTCGTCCTGGGTCGGAAGGTCATCGCCGTCGCCGCCGTCGATCGTGACGGCATTGTCGCTGACGTTGGTGACTTCCATGTTCGTGCGGCTCTTGCGGACGCCGGCGTCGATCCAGAACACGTTGACCTTGTCGGCCGTGGTCATCGTGGGGGTCGCGTCGAGGGTGACGACGCCGGTGTCAGCGTCGGTACGGGTCGTGAGGTCACCTTCCTCGGCCGCGACGGCGGTGTCCTCGACGCCCTCCTGGGCGTTGCCTGTGAGTGTGTTGGCGGCGGACATGCTGAATCCGCCGATCTGCATCTGCTGTGCGATGATAGCTGCCGGCATGAGTGATGCTCCTTTCTTCCGCCGCGGCGGATAGATTTCAGATTGTTATCAGACCACGACCCACTGGTCGAAGGACGCCAGCTTGGCCGTGACCGAAACGGTCACGCCCTCTTCGAGCGGCTCGCTGCGACTGAAGTTGCTGATGGTGAAGTCGCCCAGGGGCCCCTCGCTGCCGGTGGCGTCATTGGCGCCGGTGAGGACGGCCAGGCGGATCGGGGTGTTGGTCAGGTAGGCGGTCTTGATCGCAGCGAAGCCCGCGTCGGACGGCTTCCAGAGCATCTCGAACTCGGCCGAGCATTCCTTCAGCGTCGCGGCCGTTCCCCGCCAGCCCGAATTCGCGCGGGTAGTGACGTCGGCCTCGCCGGCCGAGAGGTTGAGCGTCACATCCTTGACGTTGCTCATCTCGGTCAACGCCCCCAAGGCCGCCCCTTCGGCGCCCTGGTAGATCTTGGCGTCCATACCCAAGGTGAATAACTGGCTCATTGTGTGACTCCTTTACTTCGTTATGCTTCCGCGCCAGAGGGCGGGAAGCTGAGGCTGTTCCTTCTCGAAGGCCGGACCCATGAAGGGCCTGGCTTGTACTCTCGCACGTTTGCGCTTTCCCTTACGTTGTCCGCCGCGGCGGATCGATCCGCCGTACTCCAGCAGGGACGGTGCCTCGCCACGGCCTTTCTGGCTGAGGCGGGCAGGGCCGATGACCACGCTGCGTTTGGCCGGGTCGTACCCAAACCAGATGAACTTCCGCAGCAGGCCAATGTGGCTCGACGGCGGCATCCCCGGCGCCGATGATTTCTTCCGCTTGCGGATCGACTGCTTCGCCGTCCGGCGAACAAACGCCCCGAACCGGCTCAGTACGCGGCGGGTCTTGCGGTCCATGTACCGCCGAACCGCCTTGCCGTCGAAGAACACCGCCTTGCATTTAAATCCGATCATCGCCGCGTTCGTCCCTAGATAAGCCGCCGCACAACATGGCCGTCCGTGCCTGCTCCGCCATCATTACCCCCAGCACCGACGCTTCCAGCGCCGCCAGAAACGTCCAGCTTGGCGATGTCGCCGGCAGCGATGGCGATCCGGGTGTTTGTCTCGATGTATCCGCCCCCGCCGCCCGCTGAGCCGGCGTTCTCGCCATCGCCGAATCCATCGCCGCCCATTGCTTCGACGCCGCCGTTGGCCCCGAAGATGATGGATGGGGCGGTAACGATGATGATGCCGGCCCCGGTTCCACCGGGCTGGTCGCCGGTTGCACCACCGCAACCGGCGCAGTACCGAAACATCTTGTTCGGCCCGATAAGAACGCCTCGATCACCGATGAATATCGAATCCCCATCGGCGCCTCCGCCGCCCGATGGAACCACATCTGCTGAATAGCCAGGGAAGTCATCAGCCCAAGTCACATGGCTCCCGCCGCCAATGGAACCCCCACCTGCAATAGGAAAGATCGGGTATCCGTCCCCGATTGGCGGCTCCCCAGGACCGTTAAAGAACCCACCCTGATTTTCGCCAAGTACGCCAGGAGACATATTATTGACTCTGGCAACGCTACAGACGACCTCGGAGACCGACAGCACCCCATTCAGGACGATCGGCGTCCGGCAGTAGATGCGGCACACGGGGGAGAGATCGTTTTTCCATTGCTTCTGTTTCAGCGTGACGCCGGCATCGATCTCCAGAGAGGCGTATTGCATCTCCGCCTTCGGGAGCAACTGCGTGGCGCCACCCGCAATCGTATAGTGAGCGTGCCCATCAGAGCCGTCGCCGAAGGTGATGTCAGGAGTGCGATAGCCCATTACCAAGTGCCTCCGATGATGGTGATGGTGTCGCCGACTGTGCCCTTGATCTCGATGGCCGACAGGTCCACGTGGTGCAGCGTGTGCCACTCGCCGGGCTGCCAGGGGACATCGGAGCCGTCGTCGCCCTTGAAGTAGACGACAGATGCGTTGGTCGGCGGGCATGAGATGGTGACCGAGCCGACCAGCGGGGCCGAAACAAGCGAGCGGTACGCGGCCGCCACGTCGATCTTTCGCATGATGGTGTTGTTCATGGGGACTCCTGTTACTTCATGGCCCGGTAGGTCACCGTCAGAACGCTGGTGAAAACCCGCTGGTTGGCCAGGTGCTCCGGGGCGTAGACTGGCTCGTTGATGGTGCCGACCCAGACGGCGAATGTCGCCGCCGATAACTGTCGCTTACGCAGGTGGTCCGCGATCTCATCGACCAGCGTGCTCAAAGCAGCAACCTCGGTGTCCAGATCCTTACCGAGCTTCTTCTGCACGCCGATATCGACGCTGATGTCGTACTGACAGACACTTCGTGTCGAGCCGCTGATCTCGACGGCCTTGGGGACGACGGTTACCTTCATATCAGCCAGATCCGACAGTTCGTAGACCGGCAAAACCTTCCTCTCGGCCGCGAACACTTGGCTGAATGTGCCCGGATCGGAAGCGTTCAGTTCCGCGGCCACGGCGTCGGCGATGTCGATTACCAAGCTCATCGATTCACCCCGCGATCCATGCAATGGCGCCCGATGTCGCGGCCACCACGGCCGCACCCACGATCAGCCAGACGAGCTTGCTCTGACGCTTGGCGTCCTGCTCCAGACGATCCAAGCGGATCAGGATCCCCGGCTTGCCGTTGCCGCGAATGGCTTCATCCAAGCGGTCGAGCTTCTTGTGCATCACTTCAAGATGCTTTTCGATGGTCGTCTCACTCATACATCTGCTCCGATGTCCTTTGTGTGGATGCGGTACGTCTGCCGATACGGGTCCGACCATCGCCAGCAACCGTCGCCGCCAAGGTTCATGACCTCGTATCTTCGCCCGTTGGCC